CAAAAAGTTCCGCGCTCCATGTCCTGTTCACGATGGCAAGGATATGAATCTAATGATCAGTGAGCGGTCAGATGGATCTGTTGGGGCGCACTGTTTCGTTTGTGGTGCTAATGGTCTAGAGGTTGTAGATGCATTGGGTGTACCGCGCAAAGAGCTATTCCCACCTGACAGTGAGTACAAGAGACAGCCTGTAACGAATGATATGCGCGATAAGTACGCTCAGGACGCAATGGTACTAGCAATGGCTGAGAAAGCTCCTGAAGGATCTCTGACGCTTGCAGATAAGCGCAGGATAAAGCTGGCTAAGGGTCGCATGGAAGGCATCGAGCAACTTATGGGAAACACTGGAGAACAATAATGAATACTCATTCTGAAACTATCGAATTTATAAAAGCACACGCTAATAAGCATGAGGCTGCAGAATTCTTTGAAAACATGTGCGCTATGGCAGGTGTTGATCACCTCTTCTTCTGTCAGAAGGATGATGATGGTTATGCCTTATCTTTACACATGGCGGTAACGGATGGCGATGGAGGGCTGTGGATCTTCAACTGCTCAGGCGATGAGATAACTATTACAAAGGGTAGCGATTACCTTGGCGATATGCCTGCAGATATATTGTTAAGGGGTCTGTCTGATGCGCTTGTTGAGTTCTCGTATTTTTATGAGGGCATTGAGGAGATGAACCAAAACATCTTTGATGCAATGGAAGAAGATAAACATTAATTAGTAAACAAAAAGTGTTGTCATCCTGATCTAGTTATGAGACTATAGCTGTGTTGGTTAAATATGACTTGAAGGAGAAACTGACATGAACATAAACGAATTCAAAGCACTGCCAGTAGCAGAACAGAAAGAAGCATACCTTTCACATTGCGAGGTTCTGGATCAGCTTAACGATGCTATCCAAGCTACCATTAAAGACGGCAACAAGCAGTGGGAAGATTACTATCAGGGCATGGCGGATATTACTGCTTGCGAAATCGATATGATGGATCAGATCATTGGGAGTCAGGCATGAATAATAATCGCTTCTGGACTGAATCGGTGCCATACGCTGGCACTATCTTGCTGGGAATATTCCTGTTCGCAGCTTACTTAGAAGGAGTACTAGGATGAAAAGCCTACTCACAGCAGTCGCGCTTACAGCGGCACTCGCATCAACTAACGCACTAGCAATCACTGGCTTTCTTAACGGTCAGTCAACAAGCGGTATGAATAGATACTGCTACTACAGCAACGGTGTGATACTAACCATATCCTCAGTCAGCCTATGCCCATTGAGCATTAACTAAGGGGAAGCATGAGTGATTTCAGAGCACGACCAGAAACAACAATAAAAGCACTGGTAGCAGCAAGGAAGCTGCAATACCCAAAACGCAAGGGTGAGCCATCAGGTGAGCGAGATAGGTGGGAAGAGCATCACAGGGATGTTGTAGCTCAACTTTATGTAATGGCATACGGAGATGATCTCAGGTAGGTATATGGCGGCATTTGTCGCTCTTTTACGTTTCAGGCTATACTAATACTGTCGGGACGTTAGTGTTCACTAACACTGAAACTAAAGTAGGTTATAGTAGTTATGGCTAATACAACAGGTAAGAAGTTTGGAGGACGCAAGAAGGGCACTCCGAATAAGGCTACAGCCAGCGTGAAGCAGGCGCTCAATGAGGCGTTTGAAGAGCTTGGCGGTGTTGAAGCTCTAGTTGAGTTCGGCAAAGAGAATCCACGCGACTTCTACAATATGTGGGTCAAGATTATGCCGACAGAGATTAAGCAGGATCTCACATCATCAGATAATACGTTTATGCCAGTGTCTATTAATATCGTTGGTGTAGATGATGACTGATGAATCTGTAGATACAGAGTTCGAAGAAATCCCTGATAATAAGGCCAAGACTGATGAAGAGCTTGAGCCTGTTAGTGTCAAATTGCCAAAGAAGATGGCATGGCTCTTTAAGGGTAAATACCGCTACCGCGTAGCTTATGGTGGTCGAGGATCAGGCAAGACTAGAACCTTTGCGTTGATGACTGCTGTTAGGGGTTATCAGTTAGGTAGTAGGGGTGAGTCTGGCACTATCCTATGCGCCCGCGAATTTATGAACAGTCTGGCTGACTCTTCATTCGAGGAGGTTAAAGGCGCTATCATGTCGGTCGATTGGCTAGAGAACTACTACGAGATAGGCCAGAACTACATACGCTCTAAAGACGGCCGTATAAGCTACGCCTTCGCTGGTCTAAGACGTAACCTAGACTCGATCAAATCCAAGGCTCGCCTACTCTTGTGCTGGGTAGATGAAGCTGAGACAGTAAGCGAGATGGCTTGGGCTAAGCTGCTTCCTTCGGTGCGTGAGGAAGGGTCAGAGATATGGGTGAGCTATAACCCTGAGTCCAAGCTATCAGCTACTCATCTTCGTTTCAGAGCTGATCCACCAGAGAACTGCAAGCTGGTAGAGATCAATTGGCGAGACAATCCTTGGTTCCCTGATGTGTTGGATGTAGAGCGCTTGAATGACTTCGAGAAGCGTCCTGATTCATACGACTGGATATGGGAAGGTGCATTCCTAACTCACCATGACGGTGCTTACTACGTGATCGAAATGCGTGATGCTAGGGATGACGGTCGCATCGGTACAGTCCCTTATGATCCTAGGCTGCCAGTGGTAACTGCATGGGACTTGGGTATTGGTGATAGCACTGCGATAACCTTCGCTCAGTATATCGGTGCAGAGGTGCGTATCATCGACTTTTACGAGAATTCAGGTGTCGGCCTAGATCACTATGCTCGTGTTCTGCAGGATAAGGGATATCGATACGATCAGCACATCCTGCCGCATGACGTTAGGGTTAAGGAGCTGGGTAGTGGTAAGTCTCGCTATGAGACGCTACAATCGTTAGGAGTAAATCCAATTACCATCGCACCTCAACTTCAAGTAGACGATGGCATACAGGCAGTCAGGTCAATGTTACCTCTGTGCTGGTTTGATGCCGAGAAGTGCGATCACCTCATAGAAGCACTCCGAGCTTACCACAGAGAATACGATGACCAGCGAATGACGTGGAAGGGTAGACCTGAGCATGATTGGTCTTCGCATCCAGCAGACTCATTCAGATATCTTGCCGTTGGATACAGGGAGCGATCAGGTTGGTCTGGCGGTGCTCTTAAACGTAATTTGGCTGGTATAGCCTAGATTTTGGTTGCGGATAGGGTAGCTCCTGAACGCCTGTTTCACCAGCAGGCTTCCGCAATCTACTTATGGTGTAGCTATTGGTGGTAGTTATGATTACACATGAAGAGTTGTTGCGCTGTTTGTCTTATGACGCAGATACTGGAGTTTTTAAATGGAAGGCTTGTAATAAGCCGAACTGGAACGCCAGATATGCAGGAACTATAGCAGGGACTGTGTCTGATAATGGTTATCTTATTATTAGCCTACGAGGTTTTAGATACAGAGCGCATAGACTTGCATGGTACTACGTTAATGGGTCTATGCCTTGCGGTGACATTGATCATCTAAACAGAGATAGGCTGGATAATAGGATTTGCAACTTAAGAGATGTTGGAAGATCAGTAAACCTAAAGAATTCGTCTCTTAGGGGAAGGAATAAAACTGGCGTTTGCGGTGTCTTCAAGCGGAAGGATTGCAATTCATACTTAGCTTACGCGATAGGTGATGATGGCGTAAAGGTTAGTAAGACTTTTTGCGACTTCTTTGAGGCTGTTTGCTTTAGAAAGTCCATAGAGTCTAAGATGAGCACATATATTTAAAGGGGTAGCTTGATGGCTGGTCTGCTTAATCTGATAGGTCGTAAGGTAGATGATCTCATCAAAATGGGTTATCCAAAAGAGGTCGCTGAGCGCATAAGTTCAGGTGCTCTTGATCCAAGCACTCAAGCAAGAATGGCTCGCTTTGCTGAGCAAGGTTACATACCTACATATCACGGAACAACAAAATCATGGGGTCAGGTTGATCCTTCAAAGGTTGATATTGGTATACACTCAGGCACTCAGGATCAGGCTAAAAATAGGCTTAAGACAATCGGGGCTGCCGATGTAGGTAGCTTTGATTTTGGCGGCACATATGCTGGCGGCTCTAACACTATGCCGCTAATGGTAAAGGCCAAGAATCCTCTTGAGATGAGCGATGTTGGGCAGTGGGAGAATGCTCAGGCTGTTGCTGAGCGTTTGATGTTTGATCCTAAATTCTCTAAAAATAAAGCAAGGCTCGAAGAGATATACCAGCATATGGATGATGTTCTGGAAAACTCTAACTTGTACGACAATCTTGTTGATATGCCAGACAATAGAGCATATCTAGATGAGATTAGGGAGATGATACAGGATAAGGGTTACGACTCTGTAAGGTATCTAAACGAAGTAGAGAACGAATACGGCAAGTGGGCTGGATACACACAGGAAGCCCAAAAGCAGCTAGATGACATTAACAACTCAATCAAGTCTTTAGAGGCTGAAGCACTTAAGTCTAGGCCGAAGCTGCCTACTGATCCTGCATTTCTAGATGAGTGGCTCAACTGGAAGCCTGAGAAGTCACCAGAAATAGATGCCCTGAAAGCCAAATCAAGAGCAATTATGGAGAATCCTGCTAATCAGGCAGATCCGTACTCGTACATTACTCTTGATCCAAATGGTGTTAGGTCAGCCATCAGCGGCATGGCAGATCCAGAATACACTGGCAGTAATATCTTAGGTTCTCGCATGATTCCAACAGCAGGTGCAGGGGTGCTAGGCGCTCTTGCTGCAGCGCAATCTCAAGACTCTATGGCTAACCCTATAGCTGATCTAAGAGCTTCTGAAGCACAGTTTGGCATGACTCCACAGGAGCGCGCTATAAGCGATCTAAGAGCTTCTGAGAACCAATGGCAAGATACTCCGCCAGAACAGCGTATACAGGCTGCTGAGATCCCTTGGATGCAGGACACAGCTAATGCACTGCGTAAGGTTGAAACGCCTTGGGGTGACTTTGCAGGACAGCCATTCGAGTCTACAGCTAACAGCTTAGATCGCTGGGCATATGGCGAGAAGCCTGACATGATGGATAAGGTTGGGCTACTGCTTGAGCTGGGTACGTTAGGTGGTGCTGGCTATGTTCGTAGTGGCGCTAATAAGGCTAAACAATCAGCAGCGGGCATTCTGGCTGCACTGGGGTTCTGATGGCAGGCATATTAAAGCTTTTAGGTCGCGCTGTAGACGATCTAGTTAAGATGGGATACCCAGAGTCGGTAGCCAAGCGTATTAGTTCTGGTGAGCTTCCTATGGACTTTGAAAGCCGTATGAAGCGAGCTATGGAGCAGGGGTATGACATGACTCCTGAATACAGAGGTGGTGCTCTGACTCAGATAGAGACTCCATTAAAGCTGTTTGATAACGGATTTTATACATCCCAAAATCCATACCTTGCCAATACTTACTCCATGAAGCCAGACGGCAATGTTATGCCTGTTTTGATTAACAAAAGTGATTACTTGCCTGTACAGGGCGGTGGTTCTAATTGGGATGAGATACCAGCAGGCAATAGTCCAGAACTTCAGCATCTACTATCTGATCTTGGCTACCGTACAGAAGGGCAGATCACAACTGATCAAGCTTTGAGTGTTGCCGAGAAAGGTGGTAAGAGTGGTGTGTCTTATGATTCTGTCAGGGATATAGGGCCGTACACTAGAGGGTTGAACAAGGAAATGCTTGGGAAGGCTTGGGATGCGTCCAATAACACTGCGTCTGTTGATCCTAAGCGTGTGCGCTCGCTTCTATCTGCCGCATTTGATCCCGAGTATACTGGTAAAAGTATTATGGGCGGGTTGACTGGTATGGGTATTCTCGGGCAGTTGCTCAAGGCTCGAAACAAAGAGGATCTTGATTAATGGCTATATCAACATACGCAGAGCTAAAGACAGCGATTGCTGACTTCCTCAACCGAGACGATCTTACATCTGTCATACCTACGTTTATCACTCTTTCAGAAGCTCAGATGGCTCGAGATATCCGGCATTGGCGGCAGGAGAAGCGAATCACGACAACGCTGGATGAGACGTTCGAGATCATGCCTGCAGACTTTATTGAGATCGACTCGCTCTACATTGATGATAAGCGACAGCTTGAGGTGATTTCTC